GATCCGCGTCGGTGTCGAAGTCCAGGGACTCCTGGGTGTACTCATCGAAGAAACCGAACTTGCTGATAGAGCCTTCGATTTCTTTACGCTTGAAGCCCACCCGGTTGACACGTCCACCGGTCTCGGACAGCACCGGCATCTTGCCCGGGATAGAACCAATGTCCTTGCTGGAACCGTACAGGTTACCGTTGGCAATGGTCGCACCGTTGGCGTCGATACCCTGGTCGTTGATGTTCGCGTCATCGAGCAGCGGCAGGTAGTGATACTTCTTGATGGTCTTACCCATGTGCTTGGGCATGTTCTGCACGTTGGCGAGCTGACCGAAGTATTGCTCCTTGCGCATCTCAATGAGCGCACGTTTGACGTAATGGTCGGTACGGAACTGTTTACCGATGTTGGACTGCGTACCACCAGCCGGATCGTTATATTGTTGAGCCATAGGCTACCCTCACTCAGTTACAGAAGATTGGAGTCGAACTGCTTCTCAAACTCCTCGTCCGACATACCCAGCGGGTTGAAGTCGGTCGGGGCTTTTGAAGCGGGTTTGGTTTTCGTCGAGCTTGCTGCCCGTTTTTTCTGCTTGAGCTTCGGGTCGGGCTTTTTGGTCCGAGCGCGGCGGGTAGCGGGCTTGCTCTCGGTACGCTTCTGCTCCTGCTGGTTATCCCGCTGTTGCGGGGCCAGGTCGTCGAAGGCACCTTCGGCAGCCATACGGTCACCGGTCATCTTGTAGGCCTCGATGTCCGAAACTCCACTCAACTGACCAAACGCACGCAGTCGCTCTACCTCTGTGCTGACCCGTTCATAAACGCCATTGGCCATCTGGTCGTTCAGAACCTCCAGTACACGGGGGCTATTAGCTATGATCTGCTTACTTGCGTCGTCCCACTTATTGCTAATCAGATCCACGACTTCGCTGTATGTCGGTGTGTCCTGGAGGGAATCCAGCACCTCATCCAGCTCAACCTCGCGGTCGTCAACAGTGTAAGTGTTTGGTCGATAGTCACTTTCTTCGTCGGCGTCGAAATCCATGGGATCGACACCGTGATCCTTGAGCAGCTTCTGAATCGCGCCTTTGTCCCCTCGGGACAGGTCGATCAGATGGCTCAATTTGGATTCGTCATTCAGACCGTGCTTGTCCAGGAGTTTCACGGTCTTCAAAGACGGCTTGAGTGCAGCCATCTTCTTGTTGTAATTGGCGCCCATCTGCATGAGGCGACGAACCTCATCGGCATTCTTGACGGTCATCTCATGACCGTTGGCCTTGAAGGGAGCCATGAGCTTCTCGTACTCGGCCTTGTAGTCGATTTCGTCCTGGTCCTTGTCGTCCTCGGACTCATCGTCTGTGTCGGCGTCGTCTTCCTGCTCAGCGTCTTCGTTGTCGGTGTCCGTATCATCGAGGTCTTCGTCGTCCTCGGTATCGGTGTCACCGTCGGTATCGTCTTCGTCTTCACCGGGCTCCTCCTCCTCGGAGTCAGACGCCTCTGCTGCCGCGTCGGCGTCTTCCTCGTCGTCGGATCCCTGGTCTTCCTCACCCTCATTCATAGGGTCATGGGATGAATTTTCGTCGGACTCGTCCGCGTCATCCTCGGTAGCCAGGTCCTGGTCGTCTTCGGCGGTCTCCTCCTGGAAGTCCTGCTCAAAGTCGGCCGGGTCCATATTGGCGAAGTCTTCGTCGGACATGCCCAGAGCATCGGGAATCTCGTTGCCCTGTTCAGTGGTCGGATCAGTCTCTGCCATTACTCAGCTCCTTCTTCCAGTTCAGCGCGAGCGTCTTCACACTCGTCGATGGCTTCCAGAGCGGCTTCGGCACGCTGCTCGATCATTCCCAGGAAATCCCCGAAGCAGCCGATCGCGTCGATCTGCTTGTTGATGGATTCCTGCTGGCGGGGTTCCTGTACGTTGGAATTGCCCTTGAGGTGAACCAGACGAACCGCCTCCTCACGCATGTACTCGGTTTCCACAATCTTGCGGAAGTCCCGGTTTTTGCGGAGACGCTCCAAGGCCTTACCCAGGTCAGCCATGCCCTGGAGTTCCTTGATGTTGTTGTCCAGTTCTTCGATCTGCTGTTGCGCGTTCATACGAGTCCTTTATCAGTGCTGTGGTAGTTAATAGGTTCAGACTTTGAAGAACCTTAACCACATTAAAATTCTTTATCACAACTTTTTTACGCAGCACTCTGATTCAGGTACTTTTTCAGCTCTTTGCGATCGTCCTCCACAGCCTTGAGTCGGTACTCCTCACGCTTCATTTCAGTCTGCGCTTGGGCCTGGGCACCCATCTTCTGCAACTCGCGCTCCTGGTGGACACCGGACTCCTGTTCGACAAAGTCCAGGTTCTCCTTGTCGGTTTCTGCCTGGGTCTTCGCCGCCTTCGCGGTGTTCAACTGAGCATCGGTGTTGTTCTCGTTGACCTTGGACCGGAGTTCTTCGATCTCCCACTGCAGCTTCTCAACCGTCAACTGCTGTTCACGCTGCTGCATCGGATCTGGCTGTGGCTGGTAGTTAGCGATCTTGTGGGCAAGGGCCGGCATTTTCCGCAGACGGGCAATGTCTGCCAGGATCACCTGGGACATACCCGGGTCCATGTTGTTGCCCATGGTCTGGAGCATGAAGGCCAGTTCCTGTGCCTTCTTGTCGTCTTCCTCGGCGGTGGCAATGTCGAGCTTGATGTCGTAGGTGCCGGCCAGCTTGTCTCGCTGGATCACCACGAATTGCTCGTCGGTCATCCGGACCACTTCCTGCTCGTCCAGGAACTCGGCGTTCATGGCCAGGATCTTGCGACCAATCTCACACAGGCCATTGGACAGACGACGGAGGATACCCAGTTCGCGTTTGCTGGCGGCGTCGAGGGCACCTCGCACGCCGGCAGCTACATCACCCAAGGCCTGACCAGAGACACCCTGGCTGTAGGACTTCACCCCGGTCAGCGACTCGGCTTCCATGTTCATGGTTTGCAGCATGGTCATCGCGGAGTTGGGAATCTCCGGGAAGGTGTGCATATACATGCCCTGGCGCGGGTCCACGTTGCCGTTGAACTCGTAGTTCTCGCCATTGCGCCAGCGCCGTTTGTTCACGGCATCGAGAGCGTCTTTACGCATCCCCATCTGGCCATTGGCTGACCGGCCCATAATGTCGATAATGCCGCGAAGCGTGGCGCCCATGACTTTCTGGTTATCGTCCAGCAGTGCCCCATCTGGCTCGCCATAGATGGACCGGCGTTTGGGCAAATACTGCACCACGACAAACGGAGGCTTCTGATCCGGGAAGGGGTTTTCTTCCATACGGATCATGGTGTTACCTACCCAAGCTGCGACAATAGGCTTAACAGTGCCAGAACCGTCAATATCCCAATATCCCCAATACTCATGAACCAGCACCTTCTTACGGGCTTCGTCAGAAAATGTGAAATTCGTAGTATTCTCTGTTGCATGGTCGGGCTCCGCCAACGGTGAACTGTTATTGACGTTGATCTTGTCGATGTTGGTGTATTTCGGGTCTTTCTCCAGCTCGGCCATTGAGGTCTCGAAGCTGTAGATGACAAAGCTGGCTTTATCAATGTCGCCCTTACAGGTGGGGTCGATGATGACGTTGCGGTAGTCACACACTTCGACAGTCGGGCGGTTCACCAGGGTCCGGGATTTCTTGACAGTCTTGCCAGGGACCTGGCGAGGGACATACGGAATACCGTCTTCCTGGAAAGCGGTATGCGCGTCCTGGAGTTCTTCCGGGACACTGGCGTAATACTCGGCCGGCACGGTTTGCAGGAGACGATCCAGCTCCTGGTGTAACGGTGCCGAGTTCGGGTCTTCAACCAGCTCAAACAGCGGGGCGATGTATTCTTCTTCTTCAAACTCCCAGCCAACCTTGCAGATGATGGTGCCCTCGTCGACACCGGTACGCACGTACTCGTCGACAAACTTCACCTTATCAATGTCAAAGTTGAACTGACTGTTGAGCATGGTCTGGCTCTGCAGTGCCCCTTCCTTGTCGGCCCAGGTCACCGGCTTGGCCTTGAACATATCGTCCGTGCTCAGGAAGGGCTCGGACAATGCGGCGTAACGCCACTCTGCCTGTTTCCGAATCAGCTTCGGCACAATCCGTGACCGTCCCCGCGGGGCGTTCACTTTGGCCGAACCCGTGACATTCAGATTATCCAGCCACTCCTCAATTTTCTGAGTTTGGTCTTGATGGTCTGGTGTAGCCTCTTGGAGGTCCTTTTTTAAGTCGTTGACGGTGGGCTCTTTGTCCCACTCTGTCAGCGGCTTAAATGAAACGTCTTGGGACAGTTCTTGTTCCATTTCACTCATAAAAATTTACCCCGTCATGTGTACTGCAACACATGGTATTTAAAGCAAAAGAGGAATGTTGAAATGAATATCAAGCCATTACATAGCGGCTTTAAGTGCCCAACCCGTGGAACGGATAAGTCGGGTGGTTATGACATATACATGCCCAGCGATGGGTATGTAGAACCACAAGCCGGTGAAGGGTTTAAAGTGGGTCTGGGGTTTGCGGCGGCCGTGCCCGAAGGGCACGTCGCCTTGATCGTCCCGCGTTCAGGGAAGGGTGTGAAAAACGGTCTGGCTCTGAACAACACCGTGGGTGTGATTGATGCCGATTACCGCGGCGAGTGGATGGTCAGTATGCGGATCCATAACGACCAGGGTATGGAGTGGTCTGCCGGTGACCGGCTGTTCCAGTTCATGATTGTTCCGGTCGGTTTGCCGGAGTTGTCCGTTGTCGACCAGCTCGATGATACGGAACGTGGTTCAGGTGGCTGGGGGTCTACAGGCGTATGAACGAGAAGACACTTCACAACAGTGACGTATCCGGCGCCAAGAAGAATGTCCGGGATATTTCAGTGGTTGGTAACGGGGACCTGTTCCAGCTTCTGTGCAAAGCATCCAGCCAACAAGAAGGTTGGATGAAGTCCACAAAAGCGATGGACACTGGTGCTGGGTGTGTCGTCCAGGTTACGACACAACAACGTAACCCGGATGGCTCCTATTCAGTGGCGGAGGCCGTGACCTATGTCCCTGGGGTCAGAATCGTCAATGACAACAATGGCGGGCGGTGCCTGCAACCGCTGGACTGGTAACGGTCAGGGGGCTAACGCCCCCTGCCCTTATACCCAGCCTGCTGACTCAAACTGGTGGGTGTTGTCGAACCGATCCAGGTCGTAGTTCTCCATCTCCAGTTGCCGGCAGGCCTGTTCATACTTGGCCGCATAGTTATTCCCTTCGTGCAGGCCGTCAGATGCGCCCATCGGGTTCAAGAACTGGCTGGCAATGAAGTAGCCCAGTGGTTCCAGGAACTGATACGGCAGATCCACCTTCACATACTCCGGTGAAGGGTAGGCATCGGTATCCTTGAGACGG